AGTAAGTTGTATTATGCCACGTTCAAGGAAGAAAGATACGCCTGATATCAACGCGATGACTTCTAAGCAGATGAGACGTAAAAAACCAATTAATAGCGACATGCTTGTCGATATTAAACCTCTCACTGAAAACCAAGAAGTTCTCTTTGAGGCATATAAAAAGGGTCAAAACCTTTTTGCCTATGGTGCAGCAGGAACGGGTAAAACTTTTATCACATTGTATAACTGTTTGTATGATGTGTTAGACGAAACAACACCATATGAAAAGATCTATATTGTTCGTTCTCTAGTTCCTACCAGAGAGATTGGTTTCCTTCCTGGAGACCATGAGGACAAATCTTCACTTTACCAGATTCCATATAAAAATATGGTAAAGTATATGTTTGAAATGCCTGATGATGCAACCTTTGAGATGCTTTATGGAAATCTCAAGACTCAAGAGACAATTAGTTTCTGGAGCACATCATTCATCCGTGGCACCACTTTCGACAATGCAATTCTTCTTGTCGATGAGTGCCAAAACCTAAATTTCCATGAACTAGATTCTATCATCACCCGTGTTGGTGAGAATTCTAAGATTATGTTCTGTGGTGATGCAGTTCAGACCGATCTCGTCAAAACTCATGAGAGAAATGGTATTCTGGACTTTATGAAAATCCTAGACGTGATGGAAGAGTTTACTTCTATCGAGTTTGGTGTTCAGGACATTGTACGTTCTGGACTTGTTAAGAGTTACATTGCGAATAAAATTCAACTTGGTTTATGACTTTCAATCACATTGATGTTGACCTTCAAGAACTCAATAGAATTCAAGACGGTCAACTACGTTTTTATGTAACTCCAGAGGGAAATCGTTATCCATCGATTACCACTGTAACCTCGCACAAAAACCGCCAAATCTTTGTAAACTGGCGAAAACGTGTTGGCGAGGAATTCGCAAACAGAAAGACAAATAGGTCAACCAAAAGAGGGACTGCCACACACTTACTGATTGAGCATCATCTAAAGAATATGCCAATCCCGAAGGCAGACCCTCTTCCGACGTATTTGTTCAAGCAAGCGATCCCTACACTAAATCGTATAAATAATATCCACGTTCTTGAGGGTACACTTTACAGCGATCAATTATGCCTTGCTGGACAAGTTGATTGTATTGCAGAGTTTGATGGTGAACTAGCCGTTATCGACTTCAAAACTGCAGAAAAGGAAAAACCTGAGGACTGGATCGAGCACTATTTTGTACAGTGTATGGCATATGGTATGATGTACTTTGAGCGTACAGGTCATGCCATCAAGAAAATCGTTATTCTCATGACCTGCGAAAACGGCGATGTAGTTGTCTATGAGAAGCGTAATAAACTTGATTACATGAAATTGCTGAAAGAGTATATCACCGATTACCTAGACTTCCATAATGGCAAATGATAAAGACATAAATGAATTATTTGAGAAAAAATTTATGACCCAAGCGAAATTTAGTAAAGATATAGAGGAACTGGTCTTAGAAGAACCAGATCTAAACTATATCGATGCCGTAGTGCATTATTGTGAGACAAACGAAATCGATATCGAAAAAGTATCGAAACTAATCTCAAAGCCTCTGAAAGAGAAATTAAAATACGAGGCAACCAAACTAAACTTTTTGAAGCGAACTTCTAGGGCTAAACTTCCGTTATGAACATGACTGGTTTTGAATGCTACAAGACTTACTTGGCACTGAAAAATCACTTTACGAGTGACTCATATGATTATTTCAAATATCAGGGTAAAACCTCTGCAAAAGAAGATACATTCAAAACCAGGAGAGACAGATATTTCTTTGAGTCTATGTCCCGAAAGAGGACGGATCAAGAAATTATAGAGTATTTTCTATCAAACTTTGTGTATAGCACAGATCCAAAGAAACTCTGGATTAGAGAGATTATTAGGAATGGTGAGGGTAACTTCGTCTCATGGAAAAAGAGACGAGAGAGTATGACTTATTCGTTTACGAATGATTTGGATATTATCCTTGAGGACGATTTGGATAAGGCAATTAAATCTAGTGGATCACAACATTCTCCGATGCTTCGGAAGTACCTTGCAGGTAAAGTGTCACTAGAAACTCTGATTATTTTAGATAAAATTCTAAATTTCAAACAAGACTACGACAATATTCTTACCGACCCTGTATGGTCTACGGTATCCAAGAAGATGTCTAAGTATGAACCATTTGTCTCTATTGACGTTTCAAAATTTGTAAAAATCGTCAGGAGAAAAGTAACATGAGTTTTTTTGACTCAGAAATAGTACGTGCTGAAGTAGCAGCTGTACAAGAAATACAAGAAGAAATTGTGGCAGTATCAATGAGGTATCCTCTGATGACTCCATCTCAAAAAATTGAATTAGTTGACAAAATGTTTGAACTGCTGGAGAAGCAAAAAATTCTCCATGCCAGAATCAAATTGTCTGAAGACGATGAGGCGGTCAGTATGCTTGACAAAATGCGTCAGACCGCCTATGCTTTAGGTATCCCTCGGGATACGACCATCGAGGATCTGTTCTCTCAAATGGAACTGATTCTCAACCAGATGAAAAGCAACCTACAACGCGCTGCTTGACATCACCTATATACTATGCTACGATCATCCAGTAGCAACCAAAACATCCACTACATCCGAAACATCCAATGTCATTCGCTGATCTCAAGAAAAACAACAAGTCCATCTTCCAGAAACTCTCCACCGAACTGGAGAAAACTTCTGGTTCCAGCAACGGTGATGACCGTCTCTGGAAACCGCAACTGGACAAGTCTGGTAACGGTTACGCTGTAATTCGTTTCCTTCCTGCCCCTGATGGTGAATCACTCCCTTGGGCAAAACTGTACTCCCACTCCTTCCAAGGTCCTGGTGGTTGGTACATCGAAAACTCCCTGACCACTCTTGGTCAGCAAGATCCTCTGTCACAGTACAACAGCGAACTGTGGAACAGTGGTTCTGATGCAAACAAGGAGATCGCTCGTAAGCAGAAGCGTAAACTCTCCTACTACAGCAACATCTATGTTGTGAAGGATCCTGCAAATCCTGCCAACGAAGGTAAAGTCTTCCTGTTCCGCTACGGTAAGAAGATCTTTGATAAGATCACCGAAGCAATGGAACCACAGTTTGAAGATGAGCAACCCGTGAATCCTTTCGACATGTGGGAAGGTGCTGACTTCAAACTGAAGATTTGTAAGGTTGCTGGTTACTGGAACTATGACAAGTCCGAGTTTGCTCGCCCCACGCCTCTGCTTGGTGGAGATGATGAAGAACTGGAAGCACTCTGGAAGACTGAGTATTCCCTGGAAGAACTAGTTGCTCCTGATAAGTTCAAGACTTTTGAACAACTGGAAGCACGTATGAAACTCGTCCTCGGTCAAGGTCGCTCTAAGCAGATCGACGAGGAAGTGACTGATGAGGAAGAGTATGCTGCTCCTGCAGAACCTTCCTACACTCCGAAGTTCTCCAAGCGTGAGTCTCAGGCAAGTGCAGATTTTAATGCACCTGACATCACTCCTAGTTCTTCTTTCCAAGACGACGAGGATGCTGATCTCTCCTACTTTGCCCGCCTTGCTGATGCATAAATAGTTGTGTCGCTCTTTCGTGCGCGACACGCTACGAATAGGAATATCGCTAACGATGAGGGGTTGACCACCCCTCTTTTTTTATTAATAATACTTTCTAACTAGGTCAATTGCAGTCTTCTTAGTTACATCATCAACTAGATCTGAATTTTGTTCGTAACTTGTTTGCTGCTCAAAGTCTGCTACAATAGCACCAACATAGTCTGGGTGAATAACCTCAATAGTTCTGAGAGCGTCATTTCTTCTCTCTTCATACTCAAAATTGGTTACTGAGTAAGTATCTGCACCAAAAGTTAGATTTCTTTTGACTATAGGATCTGCAGAGTAAAGGTATTCATGGGACCAACCAGTAGTGACAATCAAACCTTTCTTCATGACAACATTACCATTAGAATCATATCTTTCATAGGTCTCATAGTGATGCACTCCATCAGG